TCTGCAGTAGTAGCAGTAACACCATCCATTACATTGAGTTCAGCAGTAGTTGCAGTCACACCGTCCAAGATGTTTAGTTCTGCTGCTGAAGCAGTTACTACTGTACCACCAAGAGCAAGTCCATTTGTACCATCGTGAGATGCTACATTAAAGTTAAAAGAACCATCAGCAAATGTAGTGTTACCTGTGATAGTAATAGCACTACCATCTGCACTAATACTGTCTAATGCTATGTCTCCTACATTAGTAATGTTTGCATCGCCAAAAGATGTAGCAGCTAACGTAGTTGCACCTGATACTGCAAGAGTACCGCCAATAGAAGTGTTGCCACTTGTATCTGCAACGGTAAACTTATTTGAGTCCATAGCAAGACCGCCATTTAGTGTCGTAGCTCCTGTTACTACAAGAGTACCTGCCACTGTAGCATTTGCATCTACAGCAAGCGTATCTATGTTTGCTTGTCCATCTATATATAAGTCACGCCACTCAGAACCTGTAGCACCCAGGTCATGCGTATCATCTGCAGAAGGTAAAAGAGCAGAAGCAATATCAGCAGTTACTGTAACTGTATCTGAAGCTGCGTTACCAAGTGTAGTGTTTCCATTTACAGATAAGTTACCTGTTACTGTAGCATTCTCATCTACTTGAAGTGTGTCTACTGTAGCTGTACCATCTAGATATAAGTCCTTAAACTCTACAGAACTTGTACCTAAATCTATATCGTTATCTGTAACAGGTACAACAACACCATCTTGAAACCGTATTTGCTCTACTGCTGAAGAAGAAACCTCAACAAATACACCATGCCTGTTGTTACTAGTATCTACTACAACTTTATTTAAAGCATCCGTGTCAGCTATAAGAGGCACATACGCTCCCTCAGTAGAACTGCCATCATGTTTATGCCCACCCGATAAAGCAAAAGCATCTCGTATAGCGTTATACTCTGCGTTTACTGGTGCAGCTTTAATAACCTCATTAGGTTGTATTGTTGATGCTGACTGTCTTGCATAACCTGCCATGTTATAACCTATCTCCTACCCCAAATGTAATTACTAAGCCTTGTATACTGTGTGACGGTTTTGTGTCATTTGTAACATATCTTACTGAAATTGATTTCCCTGACCCTGAAACATTTGTTCTTCTTATAGGTGCAGGACTACCATCATATATAGCGCCACTAGTAGCATCATCAGCAGCATACGCAGCTTCGTTGTAATAAGCAGCAGCATTCGTATTACTTAGTGTAAAGTCATTGGGGTTTAAAACATTTACATCTTCATAATCATAAACTGCTGACATTAATATTTCATTATCACCTTCAGAACGTAGATAAGTTGCTATTGTATAAAATATCTTACGTTGTTCTGGGTCTTGCATGTACAGGTAAGGAGTTTGGAAAGCACTAAATATATCTTCACCTGCAAAGCTATTACCCTTTTCTTGCCTATGAACTTTACCATCGTTGTCACCATGAATAACAAATTCGTTCTGACCTATATATCCACTATCAGCACAGGTTGCTCTTATTCCTAGTAACTGCCCATACTCAAACTGTAATCCATTAGGTGTTTGTCTAAAACCTCCTATAACACCTTGAGTATCTGCAGCGGCAAAGAAATACCTAAATTGAGTTTTTCCTCTAAGAACAACAGCGTTTAAACCATCTAAGTCAATATCAAAAACAACATCTGTAAAGACTGACTGAATGTCTTTTGATACAGTTTCTAAGTTTACATCACCTATTTTGTCTGTACCAGAAACAGGACGTAAACCGTCTTGTGATAGAAATAATAAATCTCCACCTATTTCAATAACACTGTCTGTAGCTAAACACCCTAGATTATCAGTAACAGACTCTAATACGAAATTAGAAATATTATTACCAACAAGCTTACGAATGTTGTTACTGCCAAAAATAAACAAAGCATCACGAAACGTCTTTATAGCTACTATAGGAAAGCCTACATTTATTACACCAGATCCGTTAACTGCAGAATAGTCTAACTCATCATAGGGAGCACTAAAAAATATATTTGTGTCTTGGGCAGGATCACCTGCTAAAAACATGTGGTTTTGAAATACAGCAGAAAATTTAGGGTCTGTAGGAGCGTTACTATCAGTAATTTGTTTATACGTAGTACCATCATATGTTGCTGCAGGGTTAATACCATCTGTCAACATTATTTTTGCACTACCAAAATTATACTTTGTAAACCTTACCTTGCTTACACCTGACATGGTAGGATTACTAGTTCTAAATAATCCTGTTCCTGACCCTACCTCAATAGCTGCTGCTGTACCTGCACTTACAGCTATCTGAGTAATTGTATTAAAAAACTTTGTACTGCTTACTGTGCTATTGTTAGGACCAGCCACTACTTCTGTTTGCGCTGCTCCTGCAGAGTCTGTACCTGTAATTGTAAAGTTTTTACCTGACTCATTACCTGTACCAAAAAATGTAACTTTTCTAGGTTGCTCTGATGCAGCAGTAGTAAAATTTACTGATCCTGAAGATGCTAATGCACCATTTATTGTTAAGTTACCAGAACCACTAGGCGTTTGAGAAGCACATACACCATCTCTATCATCCGCAATAACATCACAAGTTATTTCACCCCACGATGTAGAACTGTTGACATACTTGTGTAGGTAGTTGCTACCACTAGAAGGTGTTCTACAAGCTAATATACCATCGTTAATACCGTTTGCTACACATACACCAAGCACTGAAGTGTTAGCTTGTCCTGTTACTGACCCATAGTCATTACTAAATCCGTTTATCTTACGATAACCACCAGTAACAGATGGCTCATAGTTTGTAAGTTTTACAGCAGAGCCAGGTTGAGTTTCACCTTGAGATAACACATCCCTACTGGTGTTTAGTCCACCCTGACAAAAAACTTTAAAGGAAGCTAGATTGTCAGCCATTACATATTACCACTAAATGCACTTGTCCCTGAACGTTCTATTACTGTGGAGCGAACTACTAATATATCATCTACTAAAACTCTACGCATTGCTTTTATACCATCTTCAAAGTTGTTTTGATGCATTGCAGCACTTTGTTCATTGCTACGAAATCTCATCATAAACATCATAGCACCGTCTATAACTACATGTTTAAAACGCTCAGGTATAATTACTGTATCATTATAATTTGTTAATTCTGTGGGGAAACTCCAGTAGACGTACTCTATCTGGTAGGCTGCATCTGGTACAGGTGTAACACCAAACTTCTCTTCTAGTGTTTGGTATACGTAAATGGGTGAGCCATCCCCATTAGTTAAATCACCTGTATCGTCTATACTACGATGGTTTTGTATATAGTCATCATAAGAAATAGGTCTAAGCCTCATGGGAGTGTTACCTTTTGAGGTAAGCTTTTTAAGATAAAACGTATCCCAATCTGTGCTAGAGTAATCATTAGGAAAACTATACTGTCTAGTACCTGCAGTAAGAGTCTGTGTTTGAGTTGTTTTTAAGAAAGGCCACTCCTGACCATCTTGTACAATAAGACGTATACTATTATTAATGGCATCTTTAGCTAAAGCTTGAACATTACGTACTGAATCAAAACCTTCACCATTAGCATCTAGCGTGACTTCATTTAGTCTACGTAATAATTCATTAACTAATGTAACATATGTAGCCATTTTAGTATCCCTTAGATGTACTTAAAGGGGCAAGTTTCCCTGCCCCCCTAGTTTTGCGCTTATGCAAGCAAGTCACGATCTACTTCGTCAGGAGCAGCGTCACCTTGATCACTAACATCCATCATCATAGCGTAAACACGTAGTTTACCTGCTGAGAATGTTGCACCGTCACCTGCAAAAGTCAGGTCTAGTGTGTCTGCTGTAGCAAGCGTAACGTCTGCTGCAGGTGTAGCTGAAGGAGCATATGCCCCATCTGCTGCGCCATCAATATCAAACGCTGCAACAAATTCGTCAGCATCTGCTGCACCCAATGTTACTGTTGCGTTTGTACCTGTGTTCATAGTTGCAGATTCTACAACACAAACACCAGCATGAAGTACCCTTGTATTAGCAGGTATTGTGAGACATTGAACTACGTCAGCAGATGAACAGTCAATAGCCTGTGCAGTAAGATCAATAGTTTTCTGTACCATGTAAGGCGAACGCCCTCTTTGGGAATTACCGTGTGCAGGTAAAAGCAAAGCTGTTAGAGTAGCCATAAGTTTATCCTCCCTTACGCTGCGTTATATTTAGCAGTTACGATAGCTTCTGGACGAAGTATCTTCCTGCCATATAGGTGCATACCACGAACGATGTCACTAAATGAGTCTGGATCACGATAAGTCTCAACTTTGTTGATTTGCTCTGCAGTTGCTACTGCTGAGTCGTGACCAGCCACGATAACACCGAAGTTAGTATTTTGATTTGCTGATCCAGTTGTACCAGCACCTGTTCCTACCGCTGGTAGGTTTGATGATGTGTACATACGGAAGCCATGAATGTTATTCAAGACTAAACCGTTTTGCAGCCCTGCTCCACCGAAGTCAGCATTCATCATGCGTGAATCTTCGTCTTTGAGTAGTTCTACAAACACAGGGTCAACAACGAGCCATCTGCCTCTTGTATCAACTTGCTGTTGATCTAAAAGACGTCCCATACGAGCAATAACTTGTAAGGGAGTTGCTGTTGCAGTATCAGCAGCAGTTGCACCGCCTAAACGTGGCTTCAATGGAATTGAGTGATCACCAGCAGATGATGTCGTAATGTTTCCAAAGTCACCCTTCTTAAGCTTCATAGAAGAAAGAAGTTCGTCTGTACCTGCAGTTGAAACAGCTACTGTACCGTTTACTTGGTCATTAACTGTTCCTGCATTTGCGTGTAGCGCAGACTGTTTGAAACCTGCCAAATAGCCAAGACATTCTTGATCCATTTGATCAGCTAGTCTGTATGCTGCACGATCAGTTGCAAGTTGCATAAAATCTACGTGACTATGGGCTTCCTCAATATCGTCCATCTTAAAAGCAAAATAATTGGCTTTATCAACAGTTAACTGAAATTCTTCATCGTCAAGATCTTGTGCTTGGATTTGAGTTCCACGAGCATATGCGGATACAGAAATTTCTGGCTCCTTAATAATTTTGACCGTGTCACCTTGGTTAGCAATCTCACCAAAATAATCGTTATTGGTAATTGCATTAGCTACGGCACTCTTGCGGAATGCAAGTTGTACCTGCTTGGAATAAATGATTGGTGAAAAGTTACCGTTTGGTAAATTCCCATAACCACTCGCTGTAGTAAAAGCCATTGTAATTCTCCTTATATAGATATGGCTATGTTAAGTTTTACACATCATATCCACGAAAGAGGCCGTTCATTTTAGGGTAGTCAGTGTTGCTAATCAGTTGGCCTACTTCATAGCTACTGGGCCTATATGTCTGGGTAGTTCTTATTGTGGCTTAGTGTTAGTCACACGATAGAGTAACATTTAAGTCACTCTAATCATGTTAGTAGTTATACTTACGAATTTGTTATTGTCAAGTAATTATTTAGACATATCGTAAATAAACTTTCCACTACGAATAGCTTCCATGATCTCATCAGATCGTTTCTCGTATTCTCTAGTGGACATCTTGTTAATCTGAGACTCACGAAGGTATGTATTACTTTCTTCAGTTTCAGGTGTATTACGTACACGAGCCTTAACAGCCTTAGCTGCATCCTTATCGCTTGTGCTACGTTTGTTTGTAGTGATACCATTGTCTGCTTTGTACAAGTCTATTACTCTCGCTACAGACTTAGCATCATCAACATTCTCATATAGTGCGTCTTGTACCCACTTAGGCTGTTCTTTAGCCCATCCATGAAACTCATCGTTAGAACGTATTTCTTGGAAGTCAGGGTGCATACTCAGTAATTCAGCTTCAGCTTTCTCACGTTTAGCATTTATACGTAACTCTTCTACTTCTTTTAAACGCTTATCAATATCTAGTGAACGCTCTTGGGCTTTCTTATCTGCTATAGCTTCTACTATTCCTGCTACATCAGGATACTTCTTAGCCCAAGTTTCTATCTCTTTGTCTGACTTAGGTAGTACAAGTTCATTCTTAGCTGCTGAGTCTAGCTGTCCTTTTAGCTTTTCTATTTCTGTCTTATGCTCTTCAGCTTTGTCTTGCATGAAACGTTGAATGTCAGCATAGCGTTGCTTAAATGTTTTCTCTTCTGCGCTTAAGTCATCGTCTGAGACTTCTTCTTGTGCTTCAGCTTTAGATTCTTCTTCTTGTTTGGAATCACCTTTTGCTTGAACTGGGGCGTCCTTAATAGCTTTGCTACTGGGTTCTTCTTCCTGTCCTGAACCACCTGTGTGTTCCTCTAAGAGTTGCTTTAGCTCTTCTTCGTCACGCTGTGCACGAGCCGCATTTCTACGATGTGCTGCAGAGTCTACCATTATAGGCTTTGTTTCTTCTACTGCTGCTGTTTGTTCTACCACTTGTTTCTCCTTATGTTGGGGCCAGCCGAAGCCAGGTATCCTTATAGTTATATGGAATTACTTTTTGTTTTTCTTTTTCTTTTTTGATGTAGCCATTAAGCCGCCTTTATTTGCCGCTATTCCAATATCTTCAAATGGATCAGAATCATCTTCTCCTGTTTCTACAAAATCTCCACCTGTACTTGTTTGAGTAAAGTCAACCTCAGATATATCATTAGTTAAATTTGTTTGACCTGCAGCTTCAAGCTGTTCATTTAACTGAGCAGACGTAGGAGTGTAAGTTTCATCATTATCATCAAAAACCATCGGATTGTAGCTACTACCACCATCACCACTTGAGCCACCATCTTCTGAAACAATTACAGGCTTTTCTACAGGTACAATTGGTTTAGGCTCCTTAAGACCTAGCTTTTCTATTTCACCATCATTTAAACCTTTTATACCCTTATCTAATAAACGTTTTACTCTAGAAGCATTTATTATAGCGTAGTGCCTAGCAGCTACACCATTACCCATTTTTACAGCCCTGTCGTATGCTGATTGTTCTTGTTGTGATAATAAGGTTACGTAGCCACCACCTTCTGTGCTTACAATACCACTTAGGTTAGCATCATCACCAAGTGCAGTAGTTAGTTGTTCTACTGTTGGCATTTCACCGCCCATAGAAAGTCCGTACACACTATATTCAGGTTTAAATTTCTCTTCTTCTTTGTCTTTAAAAATAGAACTCATATCTTCTTTAAACTGACCATACCCTGCTTTAAGCCTATCTGCCATAGTCATGTCATCAATTTCTTTAAATTTTGCTGCTAAGTCTGGATTTGTTGTTTTCCAATCAGCGCCAAACTTTTTTTCTAATGCAGCATTTAATTTTTTTCTATCTGCTATTGTTTTAAGTATTACTGGAGCAGCTAAAGGATTTATTGCAGCCATGCCAGTAAGGGTTGCTTGCTGAGAAGCTAAGTTACCATATATATTTATATAGTCTTGCTCACTAGCTGTACCTGCTAATGCACTTTCAAAGGTTTCCGCGTAAGCATCTCTTTCAGCTTGTTGTGCAATAGTTGTTAAACTTTCTACTTCTTGATTAATATCATCGTTGTCTGATCCAGTTACAGTGGGTGTATCTTCTGTAACAGTCTGTGTCGTTTTATAATCTTTACTTATATAGTCATCATACTCTGCTTGAGTATTAGCTGTAACTATTTCACCGTTAGGACCATACAAAGTTACAGGAGTAAACGGAGGTGTAAGACTAGGTGCAGGACCAAACAAGCTAGACCCTACATAAAAATTACTAGGT